GGGTCGGTGCGCACGTGTCAAACGCAGGGCTGTGTACAGGGTGCCCCAATCCCGCCGCACATACGTGCAGTCCTGGTCTAGGCGTTCCAATCACCACGACCACTGGTGAAGGCCCTCGCTACCTTGAGGATGTCCGGGCACTACTCCGGAACTCATGAGCTGCTGCGCGCAGTTTGTGGGTTCATGAGTGTTGTGACGTTGGGGAGGTTTCCCCGCACCTGGCTTTGCCTAAGCTCAGAGTGCCTTTCAGCTGGTACCTCGATCTCAAGTGAGAGACTACCACCGTCGTCGCAGCGGCTGCGCATAAGAGTGGGGCGCCAACCCACAATAACTCGCATGGGGGGGGTCGTCAGGCCCCACGGTGCTGCCCCATACCAGCGTTTAACGACCGCTGGGAAGTCTGGCTCACGGTAGGGGGGGGAGCGCCATTCCCCTCGACTAACAAGCAAAAGGCCAAACTAGGAAACCTTGAATTAGCAAGTTGGTCATAAGTGCCACAATCATATTGAAGAGGAATCGCCTCTCACCCGGGGGATCAAGGCGTCTCAACTCTCGCATGATGTGGAATGAACCAATGCCAGAAAGGATGAAAATAAGATGGCCGGGGATGCAGGTCATGTCGAAGTTGCCCCCATCAAGTCTCTTACACAGTCACACCACTCGTGGACAACATTCGGAACAAAGCCCGGAGAGTTGAGGGTGTGGTGCCGTGCCAACGAAGATTGCCCTTGGCGTTCTTGGCCCCTTCAAGAGTGGGGTATAAAAGCCACTTGGCCCCGTCATAGGCATAGAAAAGGAGTGTGCCGGCAGCTGGAGCAAGCAACTTGTTGTTCATCAGCATCGCCGGTAACCCCTCGACCAGCCTCATGCAACCGTACTGGAAGCCGCTAAAGGCCCAGGAAGCTGAGCCTGGCTCAATGGCAATGTCTGAGCCTGCAACAGGTGCACTTAGGTTGGCTCCGTTGATGGGGCCAAACTGTACGCCACCGTCGCGGTGCTCCAGTTCCGGATAAATAAACTCGATGTCATACTCAATGACGACTCGCCCAATCGATTGCATTGTCTGGTTGGGAACGTCCGCGCAAACGTATGCGATGAACTGGGTGGTGGCCGAGAGTGAGGCTGCACCGAGGATGGACGCTTCATACCACTCTTGGTCCTTATCATTGCGGCGGTAGAGGACGTCCATTGGGGACCAAACAGGGGTGAGGCCAGAATGCTGCGAGTTCATAGCCCGCGTGATGCAGTCCGAGCCACCTGGTAACTGCTCGTCCGGGTCCGTTTCGACGGCGAGAACAACAGATCCCGCTGTGTTTGTGGAGACGGAGGGGACGTAGCGGAGCCGAGCGCTGTTGTACCTGTAGCGCTCGTAGCCCGCCGCAGTGAGCGAAAGGCGGCTGGACCGCCAAGAGGCGGGATTGCAGTCAAAGACGGAGCAGAGGTATGGCGTCGTAGGGGTTTGAGGGATGACATCACCCAAAATTTCATGGCCGCGCACGCGGATGTGGCCATTACCCACAGACGCGATATTAAACGTGCTCGTCTGTATCTGCGTACCCAACGCGTTGCTGACAGCAAGGTTCTTAAGACCGCCTCGCTGGGGTCGCGATTTGGGTTTGGCATTGTTGGGAGACTTGGATTTGCCCTTTTGAAGCGGGGCGCGCTTGGACTTGTTGGTCATATTGGTGTTGTATGGGATGCCCCACACCAGAAGGGGACTGTACATCGTGGGTTACCGTGTCAAGGCCGCTCCGTGCAGTCTCTTGGCATTTTGTTTAGCCCGGAAATATTAAGCTTGCGGCACCGGTTTGGGCGTGAGCCCACGACCCCATGTTACCACCTCTCACGCCGGAAGACGGGGGGCATCCACTTGCCCACATCAAATCCGTCTCCGGCTTGAGTCTTTGCGAGATCGAACACCCACCGTTCGAAGGCGCCTTCCAAGCGCACCTGTTCATTCACTCCAATCCCCCACGCGCGTTGGAAGGATTCGCGCGCGGAGGGGGTGACTGGGAGAGTTCGTCCGCTCTGCCAATCACCAGGGAGATACTGCCTCAATCGATAATAATCGTGTATCGCCATCTTGTGGATCATGCCACGTTGTTTTTGCTGTGTCGTCATGGCTGAGGTACAAACCTCAACCACGCGCCTCAGGTACTCTTGCACAACGGGACAACCCCTACATAGACTCAACTCGCCCAGTGCAACCGTCCTAATGTACTTTAGACGGCCCTTGGGTTGGCGAATCTTTGGCGTTACTCCTAGCTTGCTGAGAATCTTGCGCGGGTCACGAATCATGGTATAACCACCATCTATGAAGACGGGTTTCGACTGACAGAAGTTGATGTCCTCGAACCTATCCGGCCTATTCTCAATTTTCATTGTGAAGCCGAATTGGCGGAAAAATTCATCAACATGGGCATCTGTGACCACGTCCCCCAAATAGAAGAAGACGGAGTCATCACCATCGCAAAGGAAAGTAAATTCCCGTGCCTTGTTGGTGGTGATTAGCCACTGGCCAAAGGCGGCCAAGAGACAGGCCATAATGATGCAATTTCCAGCTGCGGTATTTGCATCGCCTGACATCCTACCTCCTTTGACTCGGTACCATTGAACAAAGTCGTCCACGCGAAAGTGGCCAGAATTGCTGCGTTGCCATTCAAGGAGCTCTCGAATTTGTGGCCCCAGGCACGTTCTCTCCCAGAATAGGTGCTCGACCCATCTCAACACCGCCTCATTTACATGGGCATCGAAGCGGCTGGCGTCAAGCTCCAATATCTTGCATCCGGGCAGGGAGTTGTACTTCTCCCACAACGCTTGGGCACGCTGGCGGGGGTTCATGTTCTTGGCGAACAACCGACCTCCACCAAAGCCTTTTACATCTCGCAAAGCGTAGAGTGCATGTTCCGCTCGCTTGATATGCGACGCGAGCTGGAGTGTGTACTCGGGCGAGCGGAACTGGATTGCACGGCAGTCTGGGTTGCGCTTATCAGTCGTGAACTTGATGCCCTCTATCTTAACAAACATCGTGATCCTCGACTGTTTCTTAGTTGCAAACCCACCCTGAAGTCTTACTAAATTTCGGTGCGCACGCTCGTAACGCGCGTACTTAGCCCGAGGCATCCGCTTATAGACTTCCGAATAAGCGACC